GAGAGAGGAAGATCTAATCCCTAATGAAAATTAATCTACCTATGGCGATTACCGCTGCCGATTCAATCAAGCGGACAATCACCGGAAAAATTGTGACTTGGAATGAGGAAGGAAACACCTCAGTCGGGCGAACAGTATTCGCCGCCGAGTCAATCAATGTAAAGCCGGTCAAATTGCTTCTTGAGCACGACCGCACCCGCCCAATCGGCAAAATGATTTCCCACTCAGCTACTAAAGACGGCATTGAAGCAACTTTCAAAATTGCCAACACTATGTCCGGAGAAGATGCTTTAATCGAAGCAACTGAAGGACTACGCGATGGCTTCTCAGTCGGCGCAATGATTAACGAGTGGTCAAACGATAACGGCGTAATGAGAATTACAAGCGCTTCACTTGAGGAAGTTTCCTTAGTGACAGATCCAGCAATCGATTCGGCTCGCGTCAGCGAAGTCGCAGCTTCAGAGAACGAAGCACCCAAAGAAGATTCTGAGCCAGCAACCGCTGAGCCAGATAAACCAACCGAAGGAGAACAAGTGTCAGACACTACCGCTCCTGCTCCTGCCGTAGAAGAAGCGGTAGAAGCAGCTAAAGTAGAAGCTGCGGCTCCAAAGCCAGCGTTCTACACCGCGCCTCGTTATGAATTTACGAAGGCAAAATACCTAGAAGCATCAGTCCGCGCTAAGGTGCTCGGCGATGAAGCTTCGCGTCAATATGTTCAAGCTGCTGACGACACAACTTCAAACAATGCTGGTCTTATCCCAACCCGCCAGCTAACTGAAGTAATCAATCCACTTTCAAACGCTGTTCGTCCAGCTCTTGATTCAATCAGCACCGGAGTCCTTCCTGATGCTGGAATGAGCTTCGAGATTCCTAAAATCACAGCTGTCCCAACTGTTGAGGATGAGAACGAGGGTGATGCCATCGTTGAAACAGGAATGACAAACTCATTCGTCACAGTAAATGTCAATAAGTATGCTGGCGGTCAGACTTTCAGCGTAGAGCTCTTGGATCGTTCATCTCCACTATTCTTCGACATTCTTGTTGAGGAAATGGAAAAGGCTTACCTCAAAGCGACCGAAGCAGCGATTATCGCTGGTCTTGTTGCTGGTGGAACAGATGGCGGAAACCGCACTCTCGATGCTGATGGCGTAAATGCTTTCGTAGCAGACGGCGCAGTTTCAATCTATGGCGCAACTCTGGCCACACCTTCAAATATTCTCGTCACTCCGGCACAATGGGGCAACTTGATGAAGATTGATGACAATGGTCGTCCAATCTATAACAGCTTAATCGGCAACTCGAACCAAGCTGGAAATCTCAATGCTACTTCCGTTACCGGAAACCTACTCGGACTAAATCTCCGCGTAAGCACAAACCTCGCAACTGCTGACACCGATGGAGATAACTCTCTCATCATCATCAATCCAGCTTCTTATACTTGGTATGAGTCAAGCCGCTTCCGCCTACAAACCAATGTAGCTCTTAACGGACAAATCGAAGTTGCCTACTACGGCTACGGCGCTTTGGCTACAAAGGTCGGCGCTGGCGCTTACCGCTGGATGATTGCGTAGTAAATAGTTAAATAGTCACGGCCGATCCGCTCCCGAGTCGGCCGCTGACCCCTTAGATGAAAGGATTATGAGATGCCCACAATAGTCACAGCTTCCGAGCTTCGTTCTATTTTGGGTGTCTCATCTTCCCTGTATAACGACGCTTATCTAAACGACTTAATAGACACAGCCGAAAATGTAGTGCTGCCGTTGCTTGTTAAATACGCAGCGCCTATCGGTAAAGCCGAACTCAGCGACAATGTGGCCACTTTTACCACAGTCGGCGAACACAAATTTTCAGTAGATCAATCAGTAGTTATTGCTGGTATTTCAGCGACTTTTAATGGGACTAGGACTATCACAGATGTCTCAGACGACTCAACAGAATTCACAGCCGCCATCACAGCTTCAGATGTTAAAGAATTTAATGTCATTCCTTCCGGATCAGCAACTCTCAGCGGCGCTGCGACTTATGTCGGAAACCCCAATGTTGAGTCAGCCGTTCTTGCTGTCGCCGTCGAAGTTTTCCAAGCAAGAACAGCCGCCGGTGGCAATATAGAGGGAGTGGATTTCGCGGTGACCCCTTTCCGCCTCGGACGCTCCCTCTTTAACCGAGTCTCCGGACTTCTCGGTTCTTATCTCGATGTTGAATCAATGGTGGGCTAATGCCCAGCACAATTCAAGATGATGTCAGAGGCGCAATCAAAACAGCCTTAGCCGGTGTCACCGCTAATGTCTATGATTCCGTCCCTGAAGCTCCAATAGTCCCGGCAGTTTTAGTAGTCCCGGACTCACCATATATGGAAGTCGAGCTAATCGGTAAATCATCTACCCGGGTCAAACTTAATTACACAGTCACAGCTTGCGTTGCTTATTTCAGCAACTCAGCGAGCTTGGACAATTTAGAAAAGCTAGTTATTAGTATTCTTGGCGCTTTATCAGCGTCCAAGTATGAGTTATCGACAGTCGATAGACCAGCGGTGACTCAAGTCGCGAACGGGAATCTTCTTGTCTGCGATATTCGCTTGAGCGTCCGCTACGAGCAAACTTCTTAAGGAGAAATAATGGCAACGACAGTAATTACGGGTCGCGATGTCACTTTCACACTTGACGCGGCTACCTATGACGCACAAGTGACAAGTGCCGTTCTTTCCTGCGACACCATCATCGAGACTTATCAGACTCTCGATGGACGCGCTTATAAGTCTGTTGATAAGCAATGGACTTTCACCATCGAACTACTCCAAGACTGGGGAGCTACTGGCTCACTATTCGAGGCAATGTGGGGCGATGCTGAATCAGCACCTAATACCACACTCGCGGTCAGCTTCACAGCTGTATCGGGTGCGGTGTTTGCGTTTGATGTTCTTCCAATCTTTCCATCGGCCGGTGGAGCTGCTCCCGGAGCGCTTACCGATACTTGGACGATGACTGTGGTAGGAACACCTACAGAGACATTTAGCTAAGAGATCAGGAGCATCGGGAGATGAAATTACCAATCACAATTACATACAACTCAGGCGACTCGGCTACATTCACAGCCCAGCCGCCTGAGTGGGCAAAATGGGAAAAGACAACTGGAAAGACTGTCACCCAAGCGGCCGAAGCCATAGGAATCTGGGATCTTCTATTCCTCGCATATAACGCGATGAAACGAGAATCAGCCGGGAAACCTGTTAAGGCTTTTGAAGTTTGGATGGAAACAGTCGCAGATGTTCAAGCCGGTGACGCAGACCCAAAAGCCACAAGTCCGGAAGCATAAGCCGCCTACTCGTAGAGCTGGCGATAGCAACCGGAATCCCGGTTCAATACTGGGACGATGCGGATGACATAGTGACGGCGTTAGAGATACTGGAGAAAAGGAATGGCGGATAATGTCGAATTCAGCGCATTTACTAAGCGCGAACTTGGCAAGCTCGCTAAGACTTTTCAAGCGATGGGCGATGATGCCGTTGAGGAATCTAAGAAGGTCGCTTACGACATTACCTTACTCGCAAAAGACGCAATCAGAGACGCTGGATATTCTCGCACAAAAGCAGCTCCAGCCGTCCGGCGAGTGGTTGATGGTTCATCAGTCTCTCGCACTTCAAAGACTGGGCGTTTATCTTATGGTTTCGCTTCACAGCGTTTTTCAGGTGGAGCCACCACTCAAGTCTTATGGCGCGGACTTGAATTCGGATCTAGGCGTTTTAAGCAATTCCCACTTTGGTCAGGAAGCTACGGGACAAGAGGCTCGAAAGGTTATTTCATCTTCCCAGCACTTCGCGAAATTCAGCCTCAATTGACTTTGAAGTATTTACAAGCGATGAACAAGGTCGTTCAGAATTGGAGCAAGAGTGGCTAAAGACTGGCGCACATTAAAACTCGAAGTCCTTGCTGAAACGGGTCAATTCGTCAAAGGAATGAACAAGGCCAACGATGAAACTAAATCGTTTGGCGAAAAGATCAAGGACTTTGCTAAAAACGCTGGAATCGCTCTAGCCGCTGTCGGTGCTGCCGCTGGCGCGATGGCTATCAAAATCGGTAAAGAAGCAATAGCAGCCGCTTCCGATCTTGCCGAGACCACTTCAAAAGTTAATGTTATCTTTGGCGAAACTTCTAAGAGTATTGAAGAATTCGGTGCTAAGGCTGCCGCATCACTAGGTCAGACCCGAACCCAAGCGATGAACGCTGCGGCGACTTTCGGTATCTTTGGAAAGTCTGCCGGACTAGCTGGCGAAGAATTAAGTGATTTCTCAACCGAATTCGTCCAGTTAGCATCAGATTTAGCATCATTTAATAACACCTCAGTCGATCAAGCAATTACAGCTCTAGGCGCTGCCCTGCGAGGCGAATCCGAACCTATCCGCGCTTATGGTGTTTTGCTCAATGACGCAACCCTTAAGGCTAAGGCTCTTGAGATGGGCATTTATGCCGGGACTGGAACTCTTTCAGCCCAGCAAAAGGTTCTGGCAGCTCATAAGGTAATTCTCGAACAGACTCGAGACGCTCAAGGCGATTTCGCTAGAACTGCTGATGGAATGGCTAACAGTCAGAGAATCCTTAGCGCTCGACTTGAAGAAGCGAAGATAGTCCTCGGCACAGCTTTACTCCCAATCGCCTTACAAGTCGTCAATCTATTTAATGATCGATTCCTGCCAGTAATTGAGAGAGTCGCGGCATCCTTTGGCGGAGCTGAAGGTGTAATTGCCAAAATAAAAGTTTTAGTAGAACAAGTAAGAAATCAACTTGAGCCAGTAATTGAATCACTTCGTAATTCTTTTAGCCGTATGAATGAAGCTGTGGTCGCTAACAAAGAGAATTTAAACGATTTCTATGAAATGGTTAAAACTCTTTGGTATTTCTTTAATACATATCTCGTTCCAATCATTCGCTACAAACTAACAGAAGCCATCGAGGGAATGGCAATGGCGTTTTCAATAGTAATGAAAGTTATTGGCCCAGTAGTCGGCTTCGTCTCTGACGCAATCAATAAACTACTCAAGTTAATCGATGCCGCTATCCAGCGCATCAATTCGTTAATCAATGCCTATAACAAGATTTCGTTCTTGCCTAACCTACCCACAATCTCAACGGGTGGCGCAGCACCTATCGCACCTAATATTCAACTTCCTTTCGGCGGTGGAACGATTGGCGGTGGAGCAACTGGGGGAGCAACAGTAATCCCAACTATTCCGGGAATCGGTGGGGCTACTGGCGGAGCGGCTGGAACTTCGTCAGCTGCCGGCACAGTTGCGAAGGCAGTCGAAACAGCTGCCAACGCCGCTAAGAAGGTGGTTGAGGAAATTGTCGATCTCCGTCCGTCACTTACTACTGTCGCTGATGTTGTTGCTAGGGAGCGCGGAGATATTATCAACTACGGCGTAAGCGCAGCACCCGGCGCTTTTAATGTTGCTGCTGCGAGAATGGGCGAAGCTGGAATCACTATCAATGTCAATGCTCCAAGTGTTATCGATCAAGAAGGATTCAGCCGCGCTATGGTTGATGCTCTGAATGTAGCTACAAACCGAGGCACAGGCGGCGGCGGTGGGATTAGGACTCAGGCGCAGATTCTATGACCCTTTGGAATCCGACTTGGCGGGTAAAAGCCAACGGCACAGATATCACTAATATCACCCTGACTAGCCTAAATATTACGAGCGGTCGAACCGATTTCAATTCCGCAACACTTCCGGGATATTGCCAATTGTCAGCCATCAATACCGATAACACAGTCTATAACTGGACAGTTAATACAGCCATCACAATCGAAGTCCAAGACAGCGCTGGATCTTATGTCGCTATCTTTGGCGGTCGTATCTCCGACCTAGCAATCGAAGTCCAAACGGCCGGAAATACAGCAACAGTCACCCGAATAAATATCACAGCTGTCGGAGCTTTAGCGAAACTTCAAAGAGCTCTATTCGATGGAAATCTAACCGAAGATTTAGACGGCGGTCAGATTGAGCAACTACTCGAAGAATTATTAACCGAATCTTGGAATGAAGTTAGTCCATCGCTCTTATGGAGCAATTATGAAGCGACGACTACTTGGGCTAATGCTGGCAATGTAGGGCTTGGCGAAATTGATGCCGGGGAATATACAATGGTCAGCCGACAGATTACCGATGCCATTATCGCGCCTATTGCTCAACAGATAGCTTCAAGTGCTGGCGGCTATTTATACGAGGACGCATCCGGTCGCATCTCTTATGCCGATGCCAGCCATCGACAAGATTACCTAGAGACTTATGGCTATGTTGAATTAGACGGCGGTGATGCTTTAGGGGCTGGGGTTTCAGCTGTGACCCGACAAGGCAACCTAGTCAATAAGCTCATAGTCGATTATGGCAACAACTTCAATAATACTTACACAGCCGAGGACACAGCCAGCCAAGCGACTTATGGGCTTTACACCGAGC